CCTGGTCACGGTGTTGCTTGATACGCGAGGCTCTACGGTAATCAAAGATTGCGTAAAGTTTTTCAACAGTCTGTTGGTCATAGCGGGGAAACAGAGTTGCTAATGCTGCTCTCTCAGCCTGCGTAATAATGTTTAGGCGCTCGCCGTTGCTAACTGCGCTGAGGTATCTATCTGCAAATCCTGCAGCCTGTGTACCAAATGCGCCTTTAGAAAGTTCATTAGCCTCGCGAAGAAATGCGTTGAACTCGATGTAGGAATCACCATCATGAAGGTTGAAAACACCGCTTGGCAATTCCTTGGTTAGGAAGTTGACAACCTTGACCATTGGATGAAGGCTGGTCTTTTGGAATACAACACTATCAGCCTCAGCAAATACACCTTGTGCCTTAGCACGAGACTTTTGGGCTAACTTGCCTTCCCACGGTCCACGGCTAAACCCATACTTCAACTGACCACCAGTTTGGGTTTCTGCTAAAAGGTTAGCAAATCGCTCATCGTAAGCATCGCTTGTCTCGTCGGTAAGTTTTGCGATGTAATCACTCGTTGCCCTGTTGTATTCAGGGGAGGAAATCAAATCTCCGTCAGTCTTGCCCTCGAGGTATTGACGGTGAGGATGTGGAACATCCGTCATCTGGTCAATAACAATGGCTGATTCTGGGTCTTTCGATGCGACCTTAGCCATAGCCTGAGTGTCTTTGTACATGACAGCCCTGAATGTATCTACGACTTCTTCTTCGGTGCCTGCTCGACCAAAAAGATACGCCATGGCATCTGGGTTGGTAACCCTCTTCTTACGCCAGTACTCATATTGCTCACGAGCATTACTGCCAGCAAGGAACTGAATATCAGTAACACCCTCGCCTTTACCCTCAAGAGCCTTGGTAAGAATGTTATCCATACGCTCTTCCGTCATGGCAAACTTGCCAAAGACGGCGCGTGCTGTTCTTCCCTGAATCTGGTCCAGCATTGGAGCCTTGGCTGCAATAACAGCACCCTTGCCCAAGAAGCCAGTAAATGTCAATGGGTCAATCAGGGTTGATGCAACAATGTCTTGCACGCCAGAGAGAAACTTTCCTGTGTACTGCTCCTTGAAAGCCAACTCTCTATCTGCTGGATTGAATACATCAAAGCCAGCCGAGAGGAATCTAAAGTTGTTGTCGGTCCACTCTTGGAACCAACCACTCTGGTCACCAGCGTTTTTGCCTTGACCAAGTGCTGAAAGTGTTGCTTGACCCAGGGAAATGTTTTCTTTTTCACGCTCTACACGCATTGTGTAGTCGGAGTATGACTCACCTGAGTTCTTGAACTTGTTGTACATGAAGGGTTGTTCAAGGATTGTTTCAACACCTTCACGGCGCACTTTACCGCCGAGTTCGTAAGAAGCCTCGCCAACAGCAAGCAACCCACCAACCGCAGCGCGAACTGGAGTTGTGGTTACCTTGACGGTGTTCTTGACAAAGTTGATACCGTCCACATACCACGGGTCATCATTACTACCCGAAGTTGCAATATCCTTGAATAGACCAGGCAAGCCAGTAAAGTCCAATGTGGACTTAGCCATCTTGCCAAGATTATCAACCCAACTCACGCGGTACCTTCAACCTGGCTACGGATATAACGATACCAGTTTCTAAATGCGTTAGATGCTTGTGGCATCTCGGCAATCTTTGCGTAGAAAGGAAGATATGCCGCAAGTTGTGCAACATCTTGGTCGTTCTGCGCTCGCAACATAGCAGGAGCAGCCATGACTTCTTCACCAGCGTTAGGTCCAAGCATGCCACCAGTATCAACGCCCTCGTCTGGGTACTGAGTAGGCGCATCAAGCGGAACAATGCCGTTTAGTGGCATGCGAGGGGCTGGTCGCTCTGCCATAGGTGCTTGCGCTTGAGGCTTGTTTGCGGGGTTTCTGCCAGCCATAGGCGCTGAAGTTTGTACATCATAGAAATCTTGTGCGTTGTCAATGCCTGCTGCATACCGAGCAGGTTGCCCATTTGTTCCAGCACCGCCTGTTGCTGATACTTGAAAGTTTCTTTCGCGTGGCTCCGCCATAATTACCTTCCGCTATAAGAGCGCTAATTTTGTTGAGCAGTTTACGGACATGCTCAGGTCACGCAATTACTTCTTCTTGCTTCCGCGTGTACCTCGTGGTGCTGCAGTCTGATAGACCTTGCCACCCTTAGACGATGCCTTCTTTGCCAACATAGGCTTCTGTACATTTGGCTTTCCTGCTGAACCTTGGTTCGCTGGCTTCTTGCTATAACCCTTTGCCATCTTTGATTTCTTCATGTTCACCTCCCCTATGCTGGTAGTCGTCTGATGAGCGATGCCTGTAGATTCGGCTCGCCCCGTTGAGTCAAACTTGCTAAAAGAGACTGAACATCTGGTCGTCCGCCTGGAGCAATCTGTCCTGGCGCAACACCGACCATTCGACCCGTGGCGCTAAGTCCTTCGGGAAGCCCCTCACCTGGCATACCTTCACCTGGCAGCCCTCCCATTTCGGGACTTACATTCTCAGGGGTCATAGCGCCAGGTGGGGGAGTCTGTGGCTTGAACGCATCTGAAACTGCAACCTCAATCGAGGTCCCCTTCTGTCGCTCATTGATGACATACGACAACTTGTAGAGGATGTCTGATGGGTCTTGTCCCTGTGATGCAAGCGCTGGAATGGCTTGTGCGTAAGAAGCAATTGCTTGCTTCATCGCATCACGCAATTCCTCGGTATCAACCTTCTCTTCTTCTTGAGTTGCGTTGAAGGAGAATGGCATCTGACGGCGGAGGAAGTCGCGGGAAATCAACTTGTCACCGCGAGCCTGAAGTCCGAACACCAACGCACGGTTGGGGTCAAGTCCTGCCATCAATCCGTACTGAACATCAACGGTGTAGTCACCATCAATGTCGCGCTTTGGCTTGTACTTGATGTTGTATGGAGTTCCGTTGCGTGTACCGCGTAGGTTCTTCTCGATGTCACCGAAAATCTTGTCCTCGACCTTGAGGCAAAGGCTAAGAAGTTCGACGAAGGCGCGAGCAAACATGGCGTGCGCAGTCTTGATTTGAGTATCGAACCCACCCATGAGAGCCTGAACACCACGACCCGTGACGATGGAAGCATCAATGTTTCCGGTACGAGACTCTGGGTAGCGACTTCCTAGACGAAGTTCTCCCTCAAGGACTTGCTGCTGAGCAAAAGCGCCATTTGGTATCTCAATAGCGACTCGACGAACAGCGCCAGGGTTTTCTGTGGGGATGATTGCATCTGGTCCAAGGGCTAACTCATTTACATCTCGAGGGACAACGATAGGAGCCTGGACTGCTTTGGTAGCAGCCTCAAGTGACAAGAGCGCATAACGAGCCTTAGCGACCTGAATCGCAAGAACATCATCGAACTGCCCCCGTGCTTTTGAGTCAATAGATGGTCGCTGGACTACTCGAATCATACACTCGCCAAGAGGATTCTTGGCTCGGTCTATGACGAAGTTGTTGCGACTTGGGATGAAGAGAACATCTTGGTCTTTGTCGTGGTAACGAACAATCTCAAGAAGGCTTGAGGATTCATCCTTGTCGTAGATGATATGGGCGTACTCTGGGTACGCAGCCATCAATTCTTGTGTTGACTTCTGGATTCTCTGGAAAAACGCAGTGACTCGGTTGAATCGGTCAATGACTGGGTAAGAGCCAAACGAATCCAGGAAGCGGATGCGTGGCATGTTGCTATCTAGGTCAACTTCAACTTGTGCTGGAACGAATCCATAGGTTACATACCTGTCGGCAGCGGTAAACATCTGGGTTGACAAGTCAGAGAAGTCAACGATGCCGTTGACGATTTCTTCACGCTTGTCAGCCTTCTTGCGTTCCTTCTCAGACACCATCGTTGGTGAGTTGCAGTTGAACGCTGGTAGGGGCGCGATGACTTCGGATAGGTCGCGGGCTGAGATGTCCACCATGTTAGCAACAATGGGATTCTCAAATGGACCATCTGGGAACAAGTCTGGAAAAACATCACGCATGCGACCTTGGCGAACCAGGAGAACTTGCTCCATACGCCCATCGCGTTCTGCGTTATCTTGCTTTACTTGCTCATACTTAGTCTTGATTTCATCGAAAGTAAGCGCCACACCCACCTCCTGTTCTATGCGTAGTTTTGTTCATATAGGTTGACAGTTATCTGTCGGGACTGGTCGTACTTGGTATGGAACATGCTGAGACGGTTGTGCGTGCGTGCGAAGGAGCGTGCACTGTTTAGACGGTCACGGCAACCTAGTTCAGCGAACCAGAAAGCCATGACGGTATCCGTCTTTTGCGACTTAGGCGCATCGGGGTACCAAGTAACCAGTTGCTCAATGAGCGACTTGATGCCTTCGGAGGCGTGTGTAGATGGGAACTCGATAAGAGCCTCGTCATCTTCATAACCGTGAAATAGGGTCGTCAGGGATGCAACTCCGAAATTAGAGTCCCATTTGTTTTGACCCGTGTGATGTTCTCGTAAAATTGCACCCCGTGACGACAGGTATTCCCGTACCTCACGGTCCTGAGTCAACATAGTCTGAAAAGCATTTTTCTCAACTCGCCACTCAGAAACTCGATACTTGTCTGTCCAGCCTTTTATCAGCCCTCGTATCTCGTCAGGTTTCATTCCTGGCTTATTGGACACATCAAGCAAATATCGTTTTTGTGTAGAAACATCCAGAGCGAGGCATACGGCAGCAGTGTAGCCAGAACCAGCGGGGTCCAGACCAGCGATAACAATAAGACCGTCCATGCCGTTAGCGCGTGCGCCAGCCTTACCGCGGGGTATAAGCCCCACATTACGAGCACCGTTGATAACACCCTTGATAGCCTCGGATGGGAAAGCAGAATCTTCTTGTACCTGTTGTTGCTGATAGACCATTGCCCACAAGTTAGGCGATATTCGAGCACGCTTCTTGTGAAGCGCAGGTCCATCCCATTTGCGGTAAAGTCCCTCAGCATCAGGTTCACCCTTGCCTGACACGGGCGGCATGTTAGTTTTAGCCCAAAGGGTAACCCACTTGTCTGGGTCCTCATCAAACTCCAATACGGCAGGTTGAGCGAAGTAAGTCCAAGGGGAAGTCTCGTCCGGATAGCGCATAGGGTCGCGCAGTTCAGAGTACAAATCTCTGGGTCTTAGACGGGTGCCTATAACAAGTAGTCTGCCCCCATCGTTGTCAATACGAGACATGACTTCCGACTGAATCCAGTCAATCTGCTTTTCGTACTCATGGGCGTTGGTGTGGTCAACGCAGTCATCCATGATAATCAAATCGGCACGAGCACCATAGATGTGCCCTCGTACGCCGATAGCCTGCACGGTAGGGTCCTTCTCACCAGAGTCCCTGGCTTCGGAGGATAGGTAAATCAAGTCCTGCTTCCATGAATCAGAGTTCTTCTCAAAGCCCCCTGGGGGACCAAAGGTAATCTGTAATTCCTGATACTTAGGATGCGTTAGTCTGTTCTTTATGGAGAGCAGGAACTTTTGCGCCATAGCCTGTGTCTTGGACACCACCATGATTCTGATGTTGGGGTTCTGGCAAATCCGGTACACCGCGTAGTTGACCGTAATGGTCGTGGACTTGGCGTGTTCTGGAGGGGTGTTGACTATGAGTAGGTCCGGTGAACCAGCCTCGTAGGTAATGGCAGGGTGGACATCTTTGGGTTCCCTACCCTCCAGCAAATCAATCCAGTGCTCCTGGTGCTTGAACACCTTGGTGCCTAGATACTTCTCTGAGAACTCGGGGAAGGGTGGTACTTCCCCTCGGTTGCCTATCTCACCCCTTGCGGTCATGGACCGCACACGGTCACAG